TTTGCATAGATGACTTTTTTAAAGAAAAGCAAGGAGCCCTTTCCCCCCTAAATTAGAGAAAGGATTACTTTTAGTTAAGCAAGTGCAATTTTAAGAAATTGAGACTTAATTAAAAAGTCCAGCAGATCACTACGGATCCGCTTTTTAAAACTATTAAGTTCAATTTAAGAAAAAAGCAGACCCGAAGGTCCTTGCTACGACATTTAAAATGCCGCCCTGAACAGTCACCGTTCAGGCTAAGGCCCTAGTTTTATAAGAAAAACTAGGAAAAACTTTGAAAAAGACAGCTATAAATGCAAGCCGCCTAAGAATTTTGATCCCTACTATAATTATAGAGAATAGGAACTCCAGTCCAGAAGAACAAAGTAAAGTCCTCACCAACTGAGTCCCAACGATCATAGGAAGTAGCAATAGCTTGCTCATCACCAGGAGTTTGACCATCAACAGTTACCTCAGTAGTAGTAATTTGATAACTATTACAAGGCAAATTATCAGCTCCAAGTATACGAGCAGTTGCAAAACGATTTCCCTGATAGAAAGGAATTTCAGTTTCAATAGTATTATTAACGCCGATATTAGTACTAGCACTACCAGCATTAGTAAAACGAGCACGCTGAAAACTCAAAAACTTAGTCAATTCCAAAGGATTAGAGTAAGTTTGAGTTGAAGTAGTTGCACCATTAGTACTAAGAAAGCCATAATTACTAACGACAGGACTTGAAGAAGAACCTTTAGCAAACATCCACTTATGACGAAGTCCACCACGCCATCCTGCATAACAAGGCATAAAAAATGCTACAGGAGTAGTTTGCACAGCAGAATACTTATCAATAGCATTAGCCTTGAAATCCAAACCATTAGGATCATCACCCGAATGAAAAGGCAACGATTTGACACGCATATTAGTAATTTGCACATCACCTGCATTAGGAGGCCCAGCTACATAAGTACGAGTAAAGACATAACGACGAAATATTTCACGCAATGATACAGGCATTTCACCAAAAAACACCTCCATCATATGATCATCATCCACATCACAACCCACCTTATCAACAGGATCAGCCTCAGTAGGCCGATCAGTAGCTGAATCACCAGTAGTCCCAGATAAATCAGAGGCCTCACCAGACTGAGGCTCATAGAACTCCTCCTCCTCAGATTGAGGAGCAATAAGGCCAGAATTAACCTCAGGAAAGTAATGCAAGTTACGAATTTTATCAGGATTAGGACGACCCCACTTCATATCCTCACCAGCAGACACAAACACATTGATACGAATATCAGAGTCCACGCTAGGAGATACAAGACTATTAAGAACATTAACCTCAAGAACACCATTGAAATTATTTTGAGCATCAGTAGTCAGACGAGTACCTCCATAGTAAACACGAGATGCATTAGCCTGCTGAAGACCCAAGAAAGGCTCATTTTGACCCCAACCAATTTCAATTTCAAAATCATCCTCCTCAGCCAAGTCAATAACACGAGTATAGTTAGTTGCATTATCAACAGTAGCACTATGAGAACGAGGATCATACCTCACAATAAGACGACCTTTATGAAAGTTTGATTTAACCACTTGAAAACGAAACTTGATTGATCCCTGCCAAGATGAAAAATACTGAGACAACATAGCCATAGGAGTCATATGAAGCTCAGGAGCCTGAATAGCAAACAAGTTAGGAGTAACATAAGAGTTCCACAACAAAGTATCAGGCAGATCAGATGCAGACATAGTAAAACTAGTAAGATACGACTCACGAGTTTGAATAGACTCCAAAGTCATTTGATCCCCTCCATCAAGGCCAACAGTCCTTGAGTCAATAGTAAGTTCCTGCTTTGAATCCAAACTAAGTTTATTAACAGCATCAGATGCATCAACATTAGCAAGATTACCAGTAGGAGAAGGCTTTTGCAAGAGAAAATCACTGATAACAGGAGGCCTAGAATAACCAAAGATTGATGCCACAGCACCAAGCTTAGACGCAACCATTTCAGTAGCCCTTGCATAAGGCTCAATAAAAGGAACGCTAGTAAGCATACCTGCTGCCTTAGCAACAGCAGATGCAGGACCAGAGATAATGCCTTTACCATATTCATCACCCTGATTCATTTTTTGCTTACCCTTAGCATTTCCAGTAGCTTTATTTGAACCATGCTTTTTACCATTAGGACGACCACCAGCCTGAGGAGTAAAACCAGGAGGACCAGGAGGAACCTCAGGCCCACTTCCACCTCCCATTCCAAAAGGAGGAGCAAAAATACCATCATCAGGAGCTACTGCCTGAACAGTAGGACCTGAAGGATTAATAGAAGTAGGCATAGTAAGAGACCAGTCAGAGGCCCAGACATAAGTAGTAATATACACAGGATCATCACCACCATTAGCATGAAGGAGATTTCCAAAGGACTTAAAATCCAGAACACCCATATCATTATAGTCACCCTTAGAAAGAGACATATAATTTTTCAGGAAAAAATAAGGCAACTTCATTTGACCTCCTGAGTTATCAGTAGGATTCAGGAAAATACAAGGACGCTGACTAGCAGCAACCAAATCCTGATCAATGAAATTACGAGTAACACTAGCCTCATCATATCCATTCAAAGGATTATATGAAACAAGAGTACGACCATAATGAAAACCAGTTCCAGAAATCACAACCTTCACATTCAAATTACAACGCAAAAGTTCATAATTAGAAAGCTTACGAGCAATAGAAGGATGAGTCAAAAACAATTGCCAAGGATTAATTTGATAATACAAAGGCTGACCAACAACCCATGCAGTTGAATCAACTACCAGAGGACGCCCCAAAAAGGCTCCAAGTTGAGAATCACTAGTTTCAACAGCATTAAAAGTAGAGTCAAAAGTACCTGAGGCATCCTTCATCCAGCCAGCTTCCTGATCAGCAAACGAAGTAATTTGATGAGCTGATTGATCAGGAGCTTCAACAATGACCTGACTCACTTCCCCAGACTGAGGAACAAAGCCAGAAGTAGTACAACGAAATAGACGAGTATCACGCTGCAGAGGATCCTGATTTTCAGGAACTACATCCTCCTCAATTTTAGTCATTTTATTACAAGAGGCTTGACCAGGCCTCATAAAATTAGTATAATTAAAAGAAAGCTATATTTAAACCATAGGAGGCTAGCTGCTCATACTAGACCCTCCAGGAACGATTTCCTAAAATTTTATGACAAATACCCGACTTAACGTAAGTAATGCCAAAGGACGGAAGTAAATACCTCCCCACACGCTCACACGCAGAACCGTACTTTATATAAAGGGCCTTCCTTACAGGAAAAGGCTAAAGAAAAAGAAGTTTTATAACCCATAAATATATAAAGCACAAAAAGACCTAGATGATTAAAGGCTCATCCAGGAAAGCCTAAGCTAGTCAAAGCCAATTAGGCATAATGCCAACGAGAAACCCTAAAAGTTTTCATTGACACCATCCTAACACTGCCAAGGAACCCTGAACGACCAGAGTCCTGACTGAAATGATACGAAAGTAAAGCATGATAGCTTTTACCCTTAATTTGCACCTCAATCACACGATTGAGATACGCATGAGTATCACCAGTCAAGGCAGGAAGGATGAATTTAGAAATACCACGATTCCAGGCTTCAACACAAGGATCAGATGAACCAACACCATCATCACGACCCTTGAAACGACACGAACGCAAATTCCGCATTTTGCCCTCCAGCTCACACTTGATAGAACCTTTCCAAGTTCCACCAAATAGCCTAACAGGAGAGCCAACACGACACAAATCCATCACATAGTATAAATTTGCAATGCCATCAATAGAAGGCTCATCAGTTATGAAAGACTCAAAATCATAAGTACGACCACAAAAAGTCAACTTATGAACAGGCAAAAACGAGACACGAGTAGAAATAAACACGCCACGCCCGAGATAGAGAAACTCATAACGACGACCAGATTGATGAGAGTTATTATAACCAACACACGAAGAAGCAACATAATCACAGTCAGAGTTAGGCTCCAAAACCTCACTGAAAGAAGTAGTTTTCAACACAGGAACTTCACCCGATTGAGGCTCATACTTTTCCTTCCATTCAGCTACACGATCATCAAAAGACTGATCAAGAGTAGTAGCAAAAGTTCCAGCTTTACGCTGAACTTCAACCATTTGCTCACGACGCTTTTCAAAAACTTCACGCCCATGAAAGAACCACTCACGAAGAGCTCCATCAATATTTTGAGATGCAACTTCCATAGGAGTAACAGCCTTAGATTTGAGAATAGAATGCAAAGACTTGAAGATTGAAGCTTCCTCAAGCATACCGACAGTATGACCCAAATCATCATCAAAACGATTTTTACGCTTCAGAAAATCAGCTTGAGTATCACTCATGAAAGCAACAGGCTCCGATTCCTTATCAGGCATAGTAAATTTCATATCATTAGCATCCAAAAAGTTAGCAAACGAAATATGATTAAACTTATCAAAACCCTCAAGGACCGAACCCTTAGCATCATCACCATAAGTAGCCAAAGACACAATATCCCTGAAACGAATATCACGACCAAGCTGCTTACGCAACTTAGCACCAGCAGGACCAAAGGATTCCTGAGTAGGATACTCATTGAAAAACCCCAAACGATGAAGCAAGGAATTCACGACAGAGTTAACATACACAGTCATATTTTGACCAGAAGGATTAGTCCCAAGGAAACGCATCAAGTCACCATTGAAGGCAACAAGAGGACAAGTAACCTCATAAGCTACAGAGTTCATAATTTTGAGATCACGAGCAGAGTAGTTTCCAGACCACCGAGCAATTTCAATCATAATCCCAAAGGCAGCTTGAGTAAGTTGAGCAGGCATACGCAAATCATACTTAGAGTAATCACCAGCAATGATACGCTCAACCCCATGCTTACGCATATGATTTGCAAGCTCCTCCCACTCAGTTCCCGCAGAGTTAATGCCAACAGCACACTCAGAGACCAAAGGATGAAAGGACAAGAAACGAGCAACAGGAAGCAAATACTTCCTAATTGCCATTTGAAGGACAAAAGGAGCACCCTGAAAAACACGCACCTTATCCTTAGAGAGCTTAGTAGGCTCATCCTTCAAGGCAGAACCGAAGATAGCATTCACACACTTACCTTCAGCCCACAAGTCCATAGCACGATGCCACTCATCCATCCATTCCTCATTGAAAGCACGAGGACAGGAAATAGCTTCAAAATCAAGAGGATCAAGATCATACATATGATTTGACTTAGGCCCTCCAATAGGAAATCCGATAGAAGTAGATCCCTTCATAGAATCAATGAAACGCTTACCATCAATACCAGAAACAATTTCAACAGTTTCCAGAGGACGAATATCCTCCTTCCACTTTGATTCCAAACGAAGGAATTCCTCACGAAGATCACTAAGATAATCATCAGCCGCACGATTGACATCAGAACCAGCAAATCCTACTGAAGGATTGCTAGAATACTTCAAAGACTCATACCAAGGCCTCCAAGTTTGATTATCAACATGACCATCCTCACGAACTACAGGCATTTCAAACTTAGGAGCTCCCCAAGAATTAGGCACGCCAGTAACTTCCTCAACCACATCAGAAATAGGAGTAGGAATAACAGTTGACTTGAAAGTAGAACGACCAGTTACATTCCCATAGGACACCACAGCAGAGTCCTCAGGAATATAATTCAAAGGAGACTTACGATGCAAATCACCATCAAGAGCATACTTTTTACCGAGCATAGAATCAGCAAGATCCTGAGACTGAGGAGTATCAATATGAAAGATACTCATACGACGAGTTTCCTCCACAGCTTGAGACACCTCAGTACGACACAAAGCCATAGCACATCCCTTAGGAGTTTCAGCAACTCCCCCAAGATGAACACCTAGAATATGCTTATGCACAGACTTAGAGTAACAAGTAGCCATGCACAGGCCAGCAAAAGTATTTTCAGAGAGATGATAATAACTACCACGAAAAGTAGCAGCACCATTGAAAACCTTAGTTTGATGATGCCAAATCACTTGATCCTGCATCACAGATCCATCCTCACGAGTAAAGACAAAGCCCGCAGGAACCTGACGCATTTCATAATCCTCAGCAAAATACTCCCGAAGATCCTTAGAATCAGGAGCATTAGGCACATACATCATTGCCAAATCACCAGTTGACAACTTATAAACACATTTAGGATCCAAAATGAAAGACAAATAGAATCCAGCACGCTTCAAAGTTGCAGAAACAGGCTTATCAGGCAACATATGCTTAGGAATCAGGAAATAACCAGTAGTAATAGCCAACGCATCACAAAACCGAGAACGATCACCCAAGTCCAAAGACATGAACCATTGATTTTTTGAGATACGATTGACCATTTGAGCATCCTGACCCACAGTTTTGCCAATACCAGGATTAACAGGCTCAACTACAGTCCAAGGATTAGCTTGAGCATCACGAGCACGAATATCAGCAACCGACTTAGGATTAAGCAAGCCTTGAACATTCACTGAAGCACGAAAAGCCTGAATAGTTTTGACAACAGCCCAAATCAGGCCAAATCCAGCAACAGCACCACAGACATAATTGAGATGCTTTTCACGAATAGATTTGAAAAGAGAAGGCATAACATCACGCTCATCACGCAAACGATTATAGTAGGCAGACTTAGCCTGCTCCACGATAGTAGCATAAGTCCACAAATACCAAACAAGGCTCACAAAAACAAGCAAACAGGCCAAAAAGAAGCTCACAACAGACACAACACATGCTGCAGTAAAAGCAATAATGAAAAAGTTCAAAGTATAACGCTTAATATCAGCTTTGATAATATCAGTACCACACCAAAGCAGATAACCTTTAACATAATCATTATCAATGACAGCATCAGGAAGATAATTAGTCCAAACAGCCCAAGGAGAGGACTCAAACCAACGAACACCTGACAACAGCTTTTCAACTGCAATATCCTCAGCACGAGTAGAAATATCAAATAGAGAACGATTAAGCTTATTTGAAAAGCCAGATCCAATAGACTTCAAATGATGAGCAAGACGATGCCCAAACTGAGGCTCACACTCATCCTCACAATCACACAACTGAGAAGGAGAATTGCAACGCTCACACCAAGGCAAACGAGCTGCAAGATCAGTAGAATGCTTAACCAAATTTTCCTGCACATGAAAATGAGCTTTTGATTCCTCAATAGCATACTTGAGGAAATCAAAAATAGAAACATTAGTCAAACCCTCCTTATCAGCAAACTGAAAAGAAGGAGCAACACGCCTAACACCAGAAGTATTGCTTTGCTGAACTTCCAGAGAACGAACAGTCACAAGCCAAATATCCTGAATTTCATCCGAATCACCATACTTAGCAAAAACCTTCAAAGGATCAAGCATATGAGTAAGATTGCCATTATCATCATACTTGCAGAACTCAGGACGCACCTTGAGATCAACATGCACATGAGCACGACGAGCAATAGACACAGGCTCATTTGACAATTGATGAGCCAACATATCCTCAACATTAGTAGTAATTGCACAAACAGCAGGCTCAATAGAGACTTTTCCCTTATTAGCCAAATCAGCCATAACAGCATAACGCTTAATATTATTACAGATTTGAATAATCCAATCAGAAGGAGAAAGATCAACATAATCCAACTTAGTATTACCATAGTCATCAATTTTGATCCCAGTAACATACGAACGCATATTTGACATATGCTTATCATCAGGATTCAAAGTAATGACATAGTCATCACCAGCTGAATATCCATTAGCCTTAAGTACAGAATAAAGGACAACATCAGTAAATGAAGATTTGCCTACAGATGATTCACCAAAGACCTTGAAAGTCCAAGGAGCCTTACGAAGGCCTCCACGCACACGAGAAGACTCAAATTCAGTAAGAATATTTGACATTTGACGCCAACGATCAGACAAGATTTTACGCTCAGCACCGATAGGAGAACCCTTATACATTGCCTCAAGATCAACAACAAGTTGCTTAAGATCATGATCAAATTGAGATTCATCCATATCACAGAAACGCTTAAGATTGCCATTACGAGCATATTCCCACAAAGCAAGCATATCAATATAACGCTTTTCAACTTCCATAACCTTAGAAGTAGAAAACAACAAAGGCTTGAAAGATCCATCAAGGAAACATTGATAAGCACCATCAGCAAAGAAAACAACAGTATTCACAACAGCATCAATAAGATCAACTGCAGTAACTTGAGTTTTCATTGCAGAGGCAGCAAAAATTTGAAGTCCGCCAATATTCACAGACTTTTCCTGAAAAATGCCAAGAGTCACCATCATAGAGATGACCTTAGAAACTTTTTCAAAGCCAGGATTATTAGTAATGAGCTTCCAATTAGTAAGGCCCTCAGTCATAAGAGAAAGCCATTCAGGACGATCAGACGATTGAGGAGCTACATCAGAGAACAAGGAAGAGGACAATTCAGTAACTGACTTAATTACTGACTTATCACAATGAGTTTTTGCATACAAAGTAACAATAGCAAGAAACTGCTTAGCAGACTGAACTTCAGCAAGAGCAAAATACAAAGAAACAAGTCCTTCCAATTTATCCATCATAACATCAGAGACATTTTTGCACAGATGACCAGATAAAGAAGTCATGAAGATAGACGAGGAAAGATTTTGAGGCTCATACTTTTGATAATGAGGAACTCCAGCCTCACGCTTGAGAGCAAGTTTTTTAAAATGCACATTACGCAAGAACTTTTCACGATTAAATTGCTTCATATTTTCAGACTGAGGCTGAACATAAGAAAGCAACTTAAAAAGATTAACAAAGCTATGAATTTTATTTTTATAAAAGAGAGCAATTGAGAGAGCAATTGCAACTACGAAAGTAAAAAGTAAAGTTAACATCATAATATATACGCCAGGACTACTGTTATAAATAACAGCGTCCTGGCAAAAACTGAGTTGTTTAGGCTATAATAGCCGGGGTACCAGATCAGTACTACCATTAAACCCCATGAGTAGGAATACCTACAATTTGCGTACCATCTATGGGCACGACGTACAGTATGAGGAGACTGTTAGCTCAGTAAATCCAAAAATTTATAATCCGGCTGATTACCAAAGTACCGGAGATTGCACTACACGAAGTGTAAATTACGGAGACGTGCGAAAACTCCAACTATCCTTTTAAAGTCTTGATAGTAGACTGAAAAAGTGAACTTTTTTACGACAAAAGTACGAAAAACGAGTTTAAATTGAACAATCAATACCTATAATGACATATGTATCGAGAGCGGCACGTTCAAATAATTGAACGTACAACACTAAACACATAGACATATAACTATCAACTATTCAAACAGAGACTGCAAGGCTATAAACCTTGC